GCTAACTGAACCTCATCGTGAATGAACGCTACAATCTGTGCGTCCAAGTTTGCTTCCTTGATTTCACGTGCAATGTACACGTACCATGTCTTACAGATTATAGCACCAGCACTTTGTAGTAGAGTGTTCAGTGCAGCGTGGCTGTGTCGGATAGGAATGATTCGCCCATCCAATCCCTTGACCCACCCACGATCATCGGCAGCTTTAGCCACAGCATCCTTGAGATACTTGAGGGCTGGGAGTTTAGCAAGGAACTTCTTCTTGATTGCCTTACCTTCCTTCGCACCCTTACCTATGATCTTGCCTGTCTTCTCATCGCCTGAACCATAAAGAAATCCATAGATGAATGTCTTGGCTTGGTTACGCGACTCTAGGCCAGCAGCCTGTTGGTTTGCTGTATGAATGTCACCATTTAGAACAACATCAGCATAGGCACCGTCATCATATGCAGCCATATAATGAGCGAGACAGCGTAGCTCAAGGCCACTAGCATCAGCACCAAGTAGACTATAGCCTGACGGAACAGTGAATAGTTCCCTACACTCTCTCCCAAACGGAGCAGATACGGAAGGCACTTGAGCCAAGTTAGGATTAGAATGGGTACAGCGAGAAGTAACAGCCCCCATGTGATTAACTCTTCCATGTAGCTTGCCTTCTCTCTCCATCTTCAGCCATGCCTGTTTGCCTGTAGACAACTGACCAATACGTTTGTTCAGCATCAGGTACTCACTAAGCAGTCTGGCCTCTTCCATGTCGATGTTAGACAGGACAGTCTCATCTACCTTAGGCTCACCACTGTCGGTAAAAGCCTCAGGCTTCCAACCACGCTTCATCAGTCGGTCAGCAATCTGCTGTCGGCTGGCAGGGTTGAAGGGGATAGTCTTAGTCTTTGTCTTTAGCTCTACGATGGTAGGCTCAAAGGTTGCTTGCAGTGTATCCTCAATGTCTGTCCTACGCTGTGCCAGTGTGCTGTACAGGCGTTGGGCTTCTTTAACATTGAAGGTAAACCCTAGCTCTTCCTGCTTGATGAGGAGAGTGTGTAACTCTGTCTCTAGGTCTAGGGCAGGTTGGCTAAAATTTTTCTCCACAATTTTACGATAAAGTTTTTCTGTGACTGCTGTGTCTTGGATACAGTAGTCGAGCATCTCAGTGGTGTATGCTGCAAAGCTCTCGCTGCCACTATTGAAATCACCTTTTAATTCTCCTAGTCTGTAGCCCCACGCTTTGAGCGAGTGACTGCCTATCAACTTTTGAGGGAAGCTCCCTCGCTTGTGTAGCTTGAAGTCAATCTCTTTGACATCAGGCCAGATAGTTCTAGAGTATACCAATGTGTCAAGGACATGACCATCATACTCAAAGTCGTGTAGCTTCTTGAGCAGTCGCAAGTCATAGTCAATGACGTTGTGACCAATCAAGGTGTCAGCTTTACTGAGTAGTTCTAGTCCATCGTTGATACTGTCGGGGTCAAAGGTGTGTACCTCATCTGTGTCAGCATCCCTAGCCACGATGCACCACGTTACTGTGGCATCATCTAGTAGGTTGTCTGCTTCTAAGTCAAATATTAAATCCATGCTGTGTCTCCGCACTAGCTAAAATTCTATGTCGTCCTCTACCTCTTCTTCAAAGATAGTCTCCACCATACGGCCTGTCTCTTGGCTGTATGCTAGTGAACAACATAATCCAGTTTCGCCTGACCATCGGTTCTTGAGAACCCTGACCTGACTGACGTGAGGATTGTCTGTGTCTTGCTGGTTCCGTTCCAAGCCTACTACCATATCCGATAGCTGACCAATGGCAGCAGAACCACGTAGCTGTGACATAGAAGTTTGTGCGCCATCCTCATGCCCCCTGTCACCAGAAGGTCTACGCAAGTGTGACACAAGTATCATGCCACAGTTCAACTCCTCTACCAAAGCCCTTAGTCTAGTCATTGTATTGTCAATGAGCCTACGCTCATCACCACCTTCCATACCAGAAACAACAATACTGATGTGGTCTAGTATGATGTAGTCACAGCCACAACCACGCACCAGATAACGTATCTTGGATAGAAGATTGTCACTGTCGGTACTACCCCAATGGTCATAGAGGTACACCCTACCAGAGCCTACAGTAGCGTCAAAAGCTTGACGCATCTCTTCCTCTGGTACATCGTTCTGCCTCAGGTGTAGGGGCTTGTTCAGTTCGATGGACATAAGGCCAAGAGCAGTACGCTTCACGTTCTCCTCAAGTGCAATGTAGCCCAGCGTCTGACCATGCTTGACAAAGTTATGAGCAAACTCACGTGCCAACTGGCTCTTACCAATGCCAGAACCTGCTGTCAGCGTGACGATCTCACCCTTACGACAGCCCCCTGTCTTGTCCTGAAGACCTTCAAAGGGGTAGCATACAGAGTCCTTGTCATCGTCCTGCATGATGATGTCCCACACCTCAGTACCAGCTACGATACCATCAGGGCGAAACACCTTTGCCTCATACAGAGAATCAATAAGCTCTCTGACTTTACCAGCCACCAACATTTCGTTTGCATCTTTGTATGGTTCAGGCAGTCTGACGATCTTAGCTTTGTTAGGTGGTAGAACTGAAGCACATTCCTGTGCTGCCTTCTGCCCTACCTCATCCATGTCAAAGCATAGAACTACGTAGTCAAACTTACTGAGCCATTCGATAGACTTGCCGATAGCTTTCTTTGCACTGTTGCAACCTGAGGGGATGGAAACTGTGGGCCACTTGTTACCATTAGCTTGGGAGACAGACATAGCATCCACCTCACCCTCGCAGATAGTAACAAACTTACCACCATCACGCCACAGGTGTTCACCAAACAAACCAGCCTGTTTGATGTCTCCGACAACGGAGAAGTCTTTGTTGGGAAACCTAACCTTCTGTGCCTTCAGTGTTCCCTGACAGTCACGATAGTTAGCCACCTGAACTGTTTGTCCTCTGTAGGTGGATACCCCATAGCCCCACTTAGTACAAGTGTCATGAGAGAGGCCACGCTTCTTCAGTTCCCTGAACTCTAGGTCAAGGAAGATAGTATCTTGTGTTTCAAACGTAGACATAATCTCTCCATTGTCAGGTGCAGGGGTGTATGTTTCGCAAGAGAAGCAGTAGTAATGCCCATCTGAAAACAGACTATTAGCATCACTACTGCCACAGTGAGGACAAGGCTCATGCCTAAGGAACTCGCTGCTGTCGCTCATCTAGTTCTTCCTCTATGATTGAAGCCATCGTGCGTAACCCATCCATGATCCTAATAAGGGTAGGGTCAGGATATTTGTCCTCATCATGTACCATGAGGTAGGCCATGTCATCAAAGTCTACTGATTCATGGAACTCTGCTTCATCTACAAAGATAGAGAAACTCAACCCATCCTTGCCAAACTCAGCTTGCAAGTCTACCTCTGATACAATCTCTTCTGTTGTATCAATAATACTCATGTCAACCACTCCTCAGGAATAGTACCTTCACTCCAGACAAAGCCATTACGGTCTGCCCACTCAGCGCACGTCATTTTAGTGCCGTCCTTTCTCTTCTTAGCTCCCTGAATAGTGGCACTAGCCTTCTGGAATACAAAGCGTACATCCATGTCAGGGTACTGTGCCTTGACTGCCTTCATCTTACGCTGGCTGTCTTGCCTGAAGTACCCCTTCAGTTCCACTATCATAGTGCCTAGCTTTAGGTCAGGGATGTAGTGACGTTCCACGTAGTAGGCCAGCTTATCTGGCTCATACAGGTATGGAACGCCTCTACTATCTAAGTCAGAAAGCACGGCCTCTTCAAAAGTCCCCTTCGTTTTCGACATCTTGATTGCCATCTTCCTCGTTGAACACGTCAGCGTTATCGTCCTTGGCTACTGCGCTGGACACATAACCATCTTCCTCGTCAAAGATAGAGGCAGCAGACGCACCATAGGGTACGAGGTCTGTGACTTGTACACCCTTCATACGTAGGGAAACGCCAACAGTCTTGGTTGCTGGCATCATGTAAGGATAGGTATCAATAGCTACCTTCACAGTAGAGCCATTACCAATGAGGGTTGAGCCATCCATCGGAGTACGCTTGGCATCCACAACAAGTGGTTTCTGTGTGGCTTTAGTGCCATCCCTGCGAGTGATGACTGCCTTGAGTTTTACATTGAATACGACATTGCCTGTATCGTTTCCGTCATCATCGTATTCAACCTGATAGGCAGGTGACGTGGACAGGACTGCCTTGAGTTTAGGCTGCTCCTTGACAACTTCAGCAAGCTTGGCTTGTGCCATGCTGTCTAGTTGTTCACACGCTTCGGCTGCTTGTTCTGCTGGTACAACTACTTTGATTGAGTACTGACCTTCTGGAACAAACTTAGTATCTGGCTCAAAAACTTTCGCCCATTGAGCCGTTCCTTTAATGTAAAGCATCTTATCTCCTTCAGCTTTCTGTTAAAAGGCAATAGGGGTACTTTAGGACTATGCAAAGAAGTATTCAGAATGTAGTACATTGCGTATGTCTAAGTCACCCATCGCTGGTGGCAAAGGGATGTCCCTTGTGCCTAGCAAGTGTATAGCATGGTCCCTGAGTTCCGTCAAGACATCATGCTCCTCGTACATCTTCACGAACTCTTCGCGTATGATGCTGGACATCTTTGGCATGTGTGTACTGTGAGTGCCATAGCTGTCGTGTACCATTGCAAAGTCATTCATGTTGTACCCTCTGCACTGGTTGATAGTCTTGGTCATGGCAGCAGCATCCAGAGAGTGGATGAAGTTTGGACTACTGCCTGTACCTGTTCGCCTCTTCGATACTGTGGACTGCTCCTCCAGCATGTTGAGCTTGACTACCTCACCATTGATGTGGGTCTTGATGCGCTTGGTTGTGGTGTTGTTGTAGGACTGTAGCACCACCCATCCTGTAGGTGTCACCCATTCCATGTGCTTATTCATGTCTGCATACACATCTCCTATGCTCTTGATGTAGTCCATCACCTTACTGGCAGATACAATCACGTCACTGATTGCGTCCCACACATAGTTGGAGAGGTATACGCTGGCAGGGAACAGGTCATCACCAAAGGGGTTGAACCCTGTGTCTGTTATCTGTTCTTCCATCGCTTCCTCAATGTAGGAACGACAAGAGTGCTTGGTTCCTGAGTAAGGTACAATCATTACTGGCCTCTTGGTAATCTTACGAGAGACGCCAAACTCCTGCCACTTTCTAGCCATGTCGTGGCTGTCCTTCTTGATACGTGCTAGTGTCTCATCAGCTAC